GACGAATTTACGGCATTGGTCAAAAATATGACATTTCTTTAAAATAAAAAAATTACTATTACTGGTAAGTATGTTAGTAAATTTTTTATTATACCTGGTTTACTAAAAACCGAAGTCAAAATCGGTATCCAGATCCTTGTTCAACCCAAAATATTTTTTACATGCTCGTTCCAGACATTTTTCTAATTCTTCAATAAAACTACTACACGTTGTTATTACCTTGTCTCTTGAACCGTCTATCCAATCATTATGCAAACTTTTAAAAAAATTAACAATATATTCTGGATAATTGTTGAACTCTGTTTGTACCTCCATATATTGAAATGGAGTACTCACATTTTTGTTCTGTCCGCCGTGCATCAAACTACAATTTTCTCCCCACAATTTATCTTTATTATCGTTGGTACGGATTGTGTTAAAATAACGTAACAATTCATCATGAGGAATATTGTAATGATTAAACAAAGCTTCTTTCGTAGATTGCGAAATATCATTTAATAAATCTTTGTCCCAATCCCAATCAATTATTATATAATCATTTTTTTCCAATAATACAATATACGTGTTCACCGCCTTACCTTTGTATTTTGCCTTATCTCCATCTGACTCAGGATTAAATATCAAAAAACGTTCATATAATACTTCCATCATAATATCCCAAAAGTTAAGAGAAGATATGTCCGTTTTTAATATAATATGAGTAACATTTGTATCAGTATACCCGATTAGAGGATAATTTAATTTATTTATCTTAAAATCGTCAGTTTTACCATCAAATTTAATATGTTTTGTCAAATTCCATTTAATATTTGATTCACATGTATCTAATATTTTATTTACAATATTATAAATATTGTCTAGTTGTTTTAACAAATCTTTCTCTTTATTACTATTAATTTCAAAGAAATCGGTAATATTATATAAATCATTTGGTGTAATATTGGAGGAAACTAAATCAGTATATCCTTCTATCATATAAGTAAGTATAACAGATTCATAAATTCCCATATTTTCTAATGTATTCGTACGAATTTTAGTTTGAATGGTTTCCATCGTGCTTTTTATTGTTTTGAAATATTGTTGATATTTGATTTTGTCTGATATAACACACAATGGAAATTCTTTTTTATTGTCTTCACAACACGATTTTTTACAATAACGATGTTTATTTATAAATTGGTAATAATCATTCACACTATATTCGGTAATTTTGATTTTGGACAATTTGTTCAGTATCCTACATAAGTGAGAATTATTAAAATCACTATTTGCATCTTTACTTTTTACAATTTGCAATATGAATTTATAAAAATAAACACAATATTTTATACAGTGATACCCCCAATCCACTGTTTCTTTTGGTTTGTTACTTTGTTTATTATTAATCAATTGATTAAAGATATTTTCTTGATTTATATTATGCGATTGAAGTAACTGTGTAAATCCAACTTTATTTTGTTTAATTATGTCCGCAATCTTAAATTTATGAGACGATTTCGGTAAATATGCAACATGATTTCCCTGAATGAACCGTTTATGAATTTCGTCATTATTAATTTGTAATCCAAAATATATTTTGTTTTTGGCACGAGTAAGGGCAACGTGTAAATAAGATTCGTATACAAGTCCATCTTTACTATCACTTAATTTCTTCAAACTGTTTTCGTTTGTGTTCAAAACAAATACAACTTCTCTTCCATCACCTTTTGATGTTCTAATAGTAACCAATCTGGTTGCATGTACAGAATCATTTGTATTGATTACTGTTCCTTCTTCATGTTTATGTAATATTGCATATCGACTATATTTTGAATGGTCGAATGTTTTCCAATATTCATCTGTTATTTTTGATATATATAGTTCGTTTGTAAATTTTTCAGTCCAATATTCCTGCAACTTTGTTTCTAACTCAATTGCAAGTTCGTTGTTTTTCATTATTGGAAATATAAACATGAAATTTTCAGGAAGATATGAATTAGTTGTTACTTCATAATCTACCTTTTCTAATAACAAATTAATATACTCATTTTTTTTCGTTTTATCAAATTCATTCAGTCTGGCATACATTGGTGGTTCATTTAATTCTTCAATTGGACAGTTGTCACCACATTGTTCGTTATTTATTTCTTCAATACTTGGTAATGAATATTTATCAAAATTTATCAAACTATTTATTTTTGTGTCCATTTTATTTATTTTAATACGACGATTTTTATTTACTGGTTTTAGAATAGTTACAGATACATTCGGTAAATTTTCTATACCTTCATTCACTATCGTAGCAAAGCAATTATCTTCGTGTTCAAGGGATTGTAATTTATCCCCAACAATATGAATATCACATAATGTTTCTCGCATTAACCTTGTAAATGCATATAAATATTCTTGTGGCAAGTCCTGTGCCTCATCTATCCAAATTTCACACGATTTATTTATTCTAACGGATTGACCGCCAAAATTCATAAAACCATATTCATTCACTTTTTCGGGTCCGTTTTTGATTATATTTTTTAATAAATTTAAAAACATATCACCTCCATTGTTTGAAACATTGCCCACATTATATAGAAATGAATCGGCTGTACCAATTATAACAATATTTACTTTTTTTGAAATTTTATGCGTATACTTAATAACATAGTGTTTTGTTGTATTTTCTTCAAGTTTATCGATAATATTTAATATATGCTCTTCGCTGCGACCGATTTGGTCACATAATTCTTTATATATAACGGTCTTTGCTGAATGTTGTTTTGTTATAATTAAAAAAGTTTCTTTATCCGTATTTGTAGCAATCTCCTTCCAGATGCCATAGGTTTTTCCATTTCCAGCTCCTTGCTGATGAACGGTTAATTTGCTTGTGCCAACTGCATCGTCATCTGACCAATTCTTCCATATATTTTTTGAATCCGTTTTAAGAACATCAATAATATCAACAATAGTTTTATGTTCTTTCAGTTCAATCATTTTACATTTTACCTTTTTTAAATCAATGCGAAATACGTTACCCGATATTTCAAGCAAAATAAATTCATATTTAGATACGAACGATTTATATTTCCATGCTGTTTTAAACCATATCAGGTGATTTCCATTGGATAATTTACTGCATTCAATTGAGTCATTACCATCCACTAACCAAATAATATCTTTACCAAATTTGTCCCATGCTTCAAATCGTTTTACGATTTCTTCATTTGAAATACGAGAATGTTGTATTTCAATCGTTCGACGATTATCTAATAAAATATCAGCTCTTCTACTTATTGGCTCATTATCACCAGTTACTTTGCAATAGAATTTAACTTCTCGCATTTCTGGTGGGAAATAAGATTCCATTTTATTGTGCCATTCACCTGGCATAATATAACTTTATTATATGTATATTAGAACGTATATAGCTTTAAATTGTTAGTATGTATATAGCTTTAAATGGTTAGTATGTATATAGCTTTAAATGGTTAGTATGTATAAACTTACCGATGCTAATATTTTTTAGATTGATTATTTAAATATAAAAAATTGATTTAAACATAACTCGCCATATTATATGTATAAACGAAAGGAATATGAATCTATATAGGGTCGTAATTATTGACCGAAATTATTCAAACTATCTTTTTTATCGGGTGGAAGATAAAAAGGAAATAGACCTAAATCAATGTCCAGAGTTAAAAAATATTAATCCGTTGGAAAATAAAATGTTTATGGAAGATATTTTTTCGGTTCAAGAAGATAAATTCAACCGTGTTAGTTCTATAGTAAGAACGTGTAAGCAAATTGCAGGGGTTCTTATGTTGGAAAATAACAAAACGTTCGGTAGAACGGAGAAAAAAAAAAGGTTGTTATATAAATGTATTCCCGATGACCGTCATTTACCTGCATTTTTAGTACCATATGATGTAAAAATTGGTTTCTCTAAAGTTCAAAAAAACAAATTCGTAACGTTTCGGTTTGATAGCTGGAATGACAAACACCCGCGAGGTATTTTAACAGAAACCATTGGAGATGTTGACAATTTAGATTGTTTTTTTGAATATCAACTGTATTGTAAAAGTCTACATGTATCATTAACTGAATTTACTAAGAAAACCACAGATATTCTTCGACAAAAAACACAAGCCGAATATATTGAATCTATCTATAAAAATACCAATTTTCATATTGAAGACCATCGTGACAAATATGTATTTACGATTGACCCTACTAATAGTACCGATTTTGACGACGGGTTTCACATTGAACCTGATGTAGATACTGATGGTACACAATTCGGTTGGATTGTCACTGTTTATATTGCGAATGTATTTTTTTGGTTAGAAACATTAGGACTTTGGAATTCATTCAGTAAACGGGTTTCCACTATTTATTTACCTGACCGCCGACGACCCATGTTACCTACCATTTTATCGGACACATTGTGTAGTTTGCAACAAAAACAAGATAGGTTTGCATTGGCTATGGAATTTCGGGTTACTATGGACGGTAATTTAGACCGGGACAAAATGTATTATAAAAATGTTTTAATTAATGTAAAAAATAATTATCGTTATGAAGAACCCAGATTAATAAAATCGTCAAATACTCATTACCAGAATTTATTACAATTGTCGGTTCTAATGGACCGCTCTATTAAAGACAGTCATGATGTTGTTGCATATTGGATGGTACAAATGAATGTATATACTGGGATAAATATGATTGATAATAAATTCGGTATCTTTCGTGCTGTATCTTTTCACGACACACAAAAAGACGGCGATTTAATTTCAAATAATGATATTAACGAGGATACGTGTAGAGTCATACGTACTTGGAATAACACCACCGGGAAATATATAGTCTACAATGATGTTGATAAAATTACACATGACTTAATTCGGGTTAAATCATTCAAACAAAATGGAAAAATTCGGGGGTCTTCTCAACCCTATATCCATATTACCAGCCCCATTCGTAGATTGGTTGATCTGTTGAATCAAATACAACTTTGTAAAGAATATAGTATGATTGATAATATTAGCAGCGATGCAATTGATTTTTGCAACAATTGGGCTGGGAATATGGATTATTTGAATGCTACTATGCGGTCTATACGTAAAGTACAAACAGATAGTAATGTTTTATACGAATGTGTAAATAATCCATACTATATTGATACCCCTCATACTGGTGTGGTTTTTGATAAAATAACGAAAACAAATGGATTACATACTTATATGGTTTATTTAGACAAGGTAAAAATATTATCACGGATTACTTGTCAAACTGATTTACAAAATTATAAATCTTACTTGTTTAATATGTTTCTCTTTGAAGATGAACATTCATACAAAAAGAAAATACGGTTGCAATTATGTGAAGAATAATATTTTTATTTGTTATAAAAATATTTCAACAATAAATGGTTTAAAGAAAATTTATTAATTATATTATATCATGTCTGACACAGAAAAAGACCCCATCACGTTAACCCCTGCTACCGAGGAAACTCCTGCCCCTGCCCAACCCGAAACAAGAGAGGTGTCGATTGTAGATATTCCTATTAACAGTCACAATACCGCACTTAATATTATTATTGCACTTACTGGTGTTGCCCAAAAACGCGGTGCCTTTAATATCCAAGAATCCGCTAAGTTGTGGGAGTGTATTCAAGCGTTTAACACTCCTGCTGCCTCACCTCCTGCTGCTGTCGCAGATGAGTCGGCTAATTCTGCAAGTGATTAGACATATTTACAATATTTGAAATACACATTTGAAGATTTAAATCCGCCAAATTTCCCGTTGGGAAATCAGGTTATTGCCGAAGGCAATGACACGGCGGATTCAAACTTCAAGTAAGATACCGGTAATGAGTTGAAACCAAGCACACGTTTAGTGTGCGGTTTTAAATCTTCACTGGTATAAAATGGGACAAAATTGTCTAAACAATTATAATAAAAATTATATAAATATTTTTATTATATATTATCATAATGGATAATGAAGAAAAAATAAAAGATATCATTTTTTTTTCATAAGTTATATTGTAAAATAACTTAATGAATAAAGTCTTTTGTAATATATATACAAAATTATGTATAAAATTATTTCTGTATTGATGATGGCATCTGTTGCATTGGGTGGTAATTTACGTAGCTCGTTCAGTGACAAATTTGAACAATGGGTAAAAGATTTTCGTGTAACTATTAATGATAGTAACCATAAAGAACATTTATTTGTTAATTGGGTTGAAAATGATAAGATTATTGAGGAAACCAATGCACGTAACTTAACATATACACTTGGACATAATCATTTGTCTGGTATGGATTCCAATGAATTTAGCGAGTATATGGGATTTCAAGATAATGCCAATACTCTTGGTTCTCATATTAATATTGACAAAATTAAGTTAAGACTTGCTGAGGTCAAGTGCTTGAAAACTTGCGTAGATGAATATGAATCCTCCAATAAACTTTCTACTATTACATGTGTTAAAGATTGTCTACAAGAAAAACTTGGACTTTCTATGAACAATTTACCTGAATCTGTAGATTGGGTCAAGGCGGGGGCTGTCACTCCTGTTAAAAACCAAGGACAATGTGGTTCTTGCTGGAGCTTTTCTACAACTGGTGCATTGGAAGGTGCTTATTATACTACATATGGGTCTCTTCCTTCCTTCTCTGAACAACAATTAGTTGATTGTGATAATCACAAGAATGGAGGTAAAGATATGGGCTGCAATGGAGGACTTATGGATAATGCTTTTAAATGGATTGAGAAAAATGGTGGTTTATGTACCGAAAGTGAGTATCCTTACACTTCTGGTGACACTAAAACGGCTGGAACATGCGAATCCACGTGTGATATTGTTTCTAACAGTGCTGTTACATCATTTAACGATGTTCACTCCAGTAATGATGTTGATATGATGACTGCACTCTCAAAACAACCCGTTTCTATTGCCATTGAAGCTGACCAAAAAGATTTCCAACTTTATAGTTCTGGGGTTTTTACTGGTTCTTGTGGAACAAACCTTGACCATGGTGTCTTAGCGGTTGGTTATGGCTCTCTTGATGGACAAGATTTCTATAAGGTAAAAAATTCTTGGGGTACCACTTGGGGCGATGAGGGTTATATTCTTTTGGGACGCGGTGATGAGTTCAATAAAGGACAAGGACAGTGTGGTATGTTGTTACAAGCAAGCTACCCCGAGGTTTAATTTTTTTTTTCTATAATATAATTTTTTTCTGTTTCCTACATAATAATTTATTTCCTTTTTTATATCATTCGGCAAAGGCAATGAGTATATCGCATGCACATTGGCTATTTCTGTTGGATTTGGGTGTAATATCTCATAAAAATTATTTACTGAACTCACTGTTTGAATCGTTCCATTTATATTAAATCTTGATTCTATTCGCGGTCTTGATAACAGAACCTTTAACCCTGTATCAAATGACATTGAACGACCTCGCTGAAAAGATGAATCTATATAAGTTCCTACCATTATTGTTGTTGTTGGCATTCGTACAGTGTTTGTTATATTCCATTGGAATTCTATCAAATACTTTTTGTATGGGACAAGTCTGTGAACGTTAATTTGTTTTGATAATGGCATATATTAGTATAATAATAAAAAAATATTCTTTTTATTATTTTTTAACAATAAATTGTAATTATGCTAATGCATCTACTTCACACACCCATTGTTATTAATATTTTTGCTATATTGTCTACACACCCTTATATTTCGGGTGTACGTTCTGGTGGGTTATAAATATTGTCATCTACTGAACTATTATGTTCTGTTATTGAAGAGTGGTTACTATCTACAGAATCATTTTCTATATTCATCGTATCTGTTAATGATTCATTACAATAAGGACACTTAGCCCTATTTGATATTCTACGTAATAGACATGATAAACAAAATGTATGTCCACAACCCGTCGTACAGTTGTTTGTTACTGTTAATGACTTATAACATATGATACAAGTTTCATTTTCATTGAATAAGATATTTGAGGTTTGCATTGGTAACTATAATAAACCGATTATATATGTTTTACATTACCAAGGGTGTAATAATCAATTTTTTTGTAATTTATTTTTAATATTAATATTATATAGGCAAGTAATATAACTAATATGATTTGGAAATTATTAATTACTGATTTTGCAAAAGACCATTTATGGAAATTCATTGTATATATTATTTTAATTCTTGTTTTTTTTCCAATTGAAGCTATAGTATTACCTAAAGTTTATGGTAAAATGTTTGACCAAGTTAAATCTATATCTAAATTTACGGACATTTTTAACTGGAAAGATAATTTTAAAAAAATGAATTTTCAAGGTTCTTTAGTTCTTTTAGTTGTTTTATGGTTTTTAGTTATCTGTTCTTATACTGCTAAAAATTTTCTTGAAACACACTTAATACCTGATTACTATTCACATATTAGAGATGTTATATTTAAAGAAACTATATTAACTTATCAAAATGATTATAAAGATATGAAAACAGGTGACTACTTGGCAAGAGTGTTGGAATTAACACGTAATTTTAAGGACGTTGCACACCATATATTAAGCCGATTTTTACCAGAACTTATTGTATCCATTTTAATCATTTGTTATATGTTTTACCAACACAAACATATTGGCAGTGTTTTGTTAATCGGGGTAATATTGTGCGGAATAATATTATATTTTGGCAGTAAAGAACTCATTCAATTAATTAGTGACCGTGAGAACTTTTTAAATACAAAAATTAGTGAAAATATTAGAGATACATTAGATAATCTTATGAATGTTTTTTTGAATAATGAGGTTGATGGGGAAGTTAACAAAAATAGAAAGTTAGAAAAAATTGCCATTGATAAGTTGAGATGGATTATGATGATTCAAAATATTGTCATTTTTAGTAGTCAATTAATTACATTATTAACTTTTTGCATTGGGATTTTTATATTGTATGGACTTATTGCTGACAAAAAAATTAAAACTACACAAGGGATTGTTCTTGTTATTATTTTGGGACAATTCTTAAACAATTTCTTGTATGTTAGTAGTGGATTTATTCATAATGTTGTTTATAGATTAGGTGTCATTGAAGCGTCTAAAGATTATATGGAAAATGTGTTTAATAGAAAAAATAACCGTAGAAAAAAATCTGGTATTACTAATGGTGCTGTAGAATTTAGAAATGTTTATTTTAGATACAATAAAGATAAAACGAATTGGTTATTTGAAGATTTTAATTTGGACTTAGATGCAGGCGGTAAATATGCTATTGTAGGACAATCTGGACGTGGCAAAACTACCCTGATGAAAATGATTGCTGGATTATATACACCCGATAAAGGGACTATTTTTATTGATGATAATGATATTAAATCTATAGACTTGAAATATTTACGTGAAAATGTTAACTATGTTAATCAACGTACAACCATGTTTAATGAAACTGTTATGTATAATATGTTATATGGTAATCAGGACGCAACTGAAGAACAAGCTATGGCATTATTACAAAAATATGACCTTGTTACGGTTTTTGATGAATTACCTGATGGATTGAAATCCAATGCTGGAATTCAAGGAGGTAATTTGTCTGGAGGCATGCAAAGAGTTACTATGTTAATTCGTGGCATGTTGAAACCATGCAAAGTTCTTATTATGGATGAACCCACCACTGGATTAGATAAAAATACTACAGATAAAGTAAAAAATCTTATTATCGAAGAAACTGATGGTAAAACATTAATAATAATAACGCATGATGTGTCGTTGTCGTTGTTGAGTGCATTGTCGTTGGTGTCGTTGTAGTTAAATGTCGTGAATGATAGTGTTGTGTTCAGCAGCTGCAGTGTAGTGGTCAG